CTATACAAAAAGTGGGTGGAATTGCAAGAACCATCAATGATTCAGGCTAAAGCCCAAATCGCATCGTATTATGACTCTCAATGGAAACCAACTGATATCAACAATAAGGAGCTAACGATAAAAGAAATTGAATCGTTAGACCCTTACGTTGAGATTGTGGAAGACCCTAAAGAATCTACTAAATGGGCAGCGGTAAGACGTATGATTCATACAATGGATTTTACAGCAAACCCTGGCCGTAATGTAAAGATTAATGTAAAGGATAGAGTAAGTGGAAAACTATTAGGACAGATTTCATTAGCATCCGATGTAACAGCTATGGCAGTTAGAGATAACTTCATTGGTTGGACTAAGGATAATAAGTTTGTTGATGGTAAGTTGAACAATACTACTATTGCCTCTACTATTGTATGTACTCAGCCATTAGGATACAATTTCTTAGGTGGTAAGTTAATCGCTATGATGACAACTACGCCGGAGGTTAGAGCATATTGGAAAGAGAAGTATAAGAACGTATTGATTGCAGTAGGTACAACATCCCTTTACGGAATTCATTCACAATACAATGGTATTCCTTTATTTAAAACATTAGGTGAATCCGCTGGTAAAATTAGTATGAAGCCGGATGATAAATTCTATGACCCGTGGCATCAATGGATTAAAGAAAATCATTCAGAGTGGTATGATGAAAACATTACTAGAGAAAGAGCTCGTAATGGTGCTAATATGGGATACGAAGCTAATGGACCTGTTAGTGGTATCAAACAAAAGATATTAGGAAAAATTTTCAAAGAGTGTAGTATTAAAGCTAACGAATACCATCATGGATTTAAAAGAGGTGTGTATATGGCTATGATGTATGAGAACGGATGTGAATTCCTTCGTAACGAAATCACCGAAGATAAATTAATCATCAAAGATAAATTTAAGCAAGGTACTGAATACATTAACAAATGGTGGAAGAAACACGCAATCAGTAGATATACAAAACTGCATGATGAAGGAAGGATTAAACCCGAACACTTATTCTACATAGATGCTATTGGAATTAGTTGGGAAGAAATGAAAGCTAAATACCTATCAGAAGTAGGAAGATAAAAAATAAAATTATGGCAAAAACTAAAAAAACAAAAAAAGAAGAAGTGATTGAATTTAAATCACCAGATGTTACTCTATCACAAAAAAAGTATGAAGAATGTGAGTGGTGTTTTCAATTTGATGAAGATGAACCACAAATATTTGCTTGGACAGATAATGAATCGGATAAAAATGAAGACCCTAAAGTAATTTTTACAATTACAAATGTTGAGAATTCATATATAACTTTTCAGAATGGAAAGACTGGTAAAGTATTTAAACTATTTGCTAGAGAACTTACCAATGAAGGCATAGAATTGAGAAATAAACAAAAAGAATCTTTTAAAACTATTACAAATGCAAGTGAAAATAAAGAGGCTGAAGCCTAATGCAGTAATTCCTACTTACGCTAAAGAAGGTGATGCTGGTATGGATTTAGTAGCAACGGAAATCATTAAAGATACACCTGAACAAATTACATACGGAACTGGTATTGCGATGGAAATTAGAGATGGTTTTGTAGGATTGGTATTTCCTCGTTCATCAATCCGAAAGACTGGTTTACAATTAAGTAATTCGGTTGGAGTTATTGATAGTGGGTATAGGGGAGAACTTCAAGCTACTTTTAACAAAGTGTTTGGTGGAGAACGTATGTATGATGAAACAAAAAATACGGAAGATACATCAAATAATTTCTATAAAGTAGGTGATAGAATTGCACAAATTATGATTATCCCACATCCACAAATTGAGTTTGATGAAGTAGATGAACTTTCAGATTCAGAAAGAGGTGAAGGTGGATTTGGTTCAACTGGAAAATAAAAAATAAAATATGTTTATAGAACAAACGGAAGAAAAAGTAAATAATAATTTATGGGTAGAGAAATATCGCCCATCAAAGCTTGAGGATTATGTAGGTAACGAACATCTAAAATCAAAAGTAGAAGGTTACTTAGAAACAGGCGAAATTCCACATTTACTTTTGTACGGAAAGGCCGGTACTGGTAAAACTACATTAGCAAAGTTAATTATAAAATCAATTGAATGTGATTATATGATTATCAACGCATCTTCGGAAAACAATGTGGATACGGTAAGAAATAAGGTAACTAACTTTGCATCTTCAATGGGATTCAAGCCATTTAAGATTATTATATTGGATGAGTTTGATTATATGACTCACAACGCACAAGCTATCTTAAGAAACTTAATGGAAACGTTTAGTGCGCATTGTAGATTCATCTTAACTTGTAATTATGTTGAGAAAGTAATTGACCCGATTCAAAGTAGATGTCAATCATTTCAGATTGTACCTCCAACTAAAAAAGATGTTGCAATGCAAATTAGTAAAATCTTAAAGAATGAGGATATTGAATTTGAAATTAAGGATTTAGTTCCAATCATTGATGCGGCCTATCCCGATATTCGTAAGATTATCAATACTTGCCAATTAAACTCAATCAAAGGTAAGTTAAAAGTAGACGTACAAAATCTATTAGAGAATGATTACAAAAATAAAATTGTAGATATCTTAAAATCTTCGGATGATAAGAGAAACAAATATATGAAAGTAAGACAGGCTCTTATTGATTCTAAGGTTACGGACTTTACTGATTTATATACAATGTTATATGATAAGGTAGATGAGTATGGTGGAGAAAACACAGCGAACATCATTCTTTTATTAGGAGATGGTGTAAGTAAATCAGCAATAGCAATTGATAAAGAAATTATAGCAGCAGCTACATTAATTCAAATTTTAAATATTATATAATGGCAAACATTTTAGGAGCAGGTGGGCAACCAATTGGAGAAAGAGAAGAAGTTAAACTCGAATTAGATAAAACCGAACCAATTGCATGTAAAAAATGCGGTGGTGAGATTTTCGTACAAGGTTTTGGATTCCGTAGAATTTCTAAGTTATTAACTGGAAAACCAAAAGATGAAACATTACCAGTAGAATTATTCCTATGTGGAGATTGTGGTGAAGTTCTTAATGAATTATTACCAGCTGGATTAAAAGTAGAAGAAAACTAATTATGGCGAAAACACTATTCGACCACTTAAACGCAATTACTGATAAGAAAGACCCAAAGTATTGGGATTCATTGGAAGAAAGTGATAAGAAAACTTGGAGTAACTATATGATACTCCGTTTTCTTTCAATGAAACCTGAATGGGTTGAACTTGTTGCAGATATACAACCTTACTTACAAGAGGCCCCTCCTAAAGCAGTGTATTTGGCATTGATAGGTTTGATTCCAAAGACAAGAGCATTTCTGAAATATATGAAACCAGCTTCATCTGAAAAGTATGAAGATTGGATTGTTAAATTGGTAGCTCAATTCTATGAGGTATCTGAAACTGAATCAGAAGATTACCTTAAAATCCTTTATGAAACTACCAGCGGTAAGATGCATATTAAGGAAATTGCAGAGAATTATGGTACTGACCCTAAGCAAATTACTAAGTTAAAACTCAAAGTTTAATTTGGTTTACTCGGGTATTTTTCGTATCTTTATACAATAAAACAACATAATGGCTAAAGTATCATTTTCACAATATAGTATGTGGAGTAATTGTCCACAACAATACAAATTAAACTACATAGATAAATTGGGTGAGAGTTCTGGTAACATCCACACAATCTTTGGAACTGGGATGCACGAAACAATACAACATTACCTTTCGGTTATGTATGGTGTTTCTAAAAAGCAAGCAGATGAAATTAATTTAGATAAACTTCTTTTAGAAAAAATGAAAGATGCTTTTACTAAAGAAAAAGAATCGCTTAGTGAAGGTGTACCCTGTACTCAAATAGAGTTGGAAGAATTTTATGGAGATGGTAGACGAATATTAGCATGGCTTACAAAGAACATGCAAAAGTTTTATTCAAAATCCGGCTATGAATTAGTTGGTATTGAAATTCCTTTGAACGCTAAAATCAAAGAAGGTGTAAACTTCATTGGATTTATTGATATTGTATTAAGAGATATGGCTGAGAACTCAATCATCATCATTGACCTTAAGACTTCAACAATGGGTTGGAATCAATATCAAAAGGCGGATAAGTTTAAGAATGCACAAATACTACTTTATAAGAAATACTATTCAGAATTATTTAATATTCCATTACAAAAGATTAGAGTAGAGTATCAAATCATGCGTAGAAAACTTCCTGAAGATTCTGCGTTTCCAATTCCGTATGTATCTAAACACATTCCGGCAAATGGAGCACCTTCCGTTACAAAAGTATATGATGAGTTCGTAGAATTTGTTAATACGGTATTTAACGATGATGGTACATTTAAAGATATTCCATTCCCAAAAGTACCTGGCACATCTAAAAAGAATTGTAAGTGGTGTGAGTTTATGAGTAGGGGTATTTGCGATGG